TCAACGAATAAGTTGCTTGCAATTGTTCAACGGTGTATTGATTATCTGAAATTGCTTGCAATGCCTTTTCGAATCGGTCGTTTGTGATTGCCGGCTTTCCTTTTGGCGCTGCTGCTGCCGTTTGTCCATCGTCGTCAACCGCTTGCAAAGATAGCAATGATTGAAGCGTTCCGCGACGAAAGTAAGTGACCGCCGAAAGTATCTTTTGCGGATCGGTTATCATTGGCAAGCGCATCCAAGATTCAACCATTTCACCGGTTTCGATGTCAACGATTTGTGTCATTACAACATCGTCTTTGATTGGTTGTAAAAGAACAAGACCGTTGTCCCAAAGAACCGGTTCAACCGTTTCCAATAGCGCGTTGATGTCGGCATAATTCTTTTTAAAATGTGGATTCGTTGCGTTCTTTGCAACCTTTCCAATTAATTGTTTTGCGGAATGTAATCGCGCATAAATTCCAATCGGTTTGATTGGTTTGGCCGGTGTTTTCACCGCCGTTTGTTTTGCATCCATAGTTTAAATTTAGTTTATTTTAACAAATATAATTAAAAATTTTGTATTAATAACAATTAATCAAGATTTATTTCATTTTCTTGTAAAATTTCAAAGAACTTTTCACGAATCCTTTCGACCATTTCAAATTGGTTTTCTTTCAAGTCTTCATATTTCCAAATCGATCGAAGTTCATCTTTGATTTCGGTCAAAGCATGCCACATTTTCATTGACTTGACGGCGTTGTCAAATTCAAATTGATCGTCCGGTAAATTATACTCGATTGTTGCTTTCATATTTTAGTTTTAAGGTTGTAAGTTAATTATATTTTAGTGTTGTATTTCGCCAAATGTATTCTTTATTTTCAGTTTTGGCGAAATATGTCATTTCTTGTCAAGACAAAATTTGTCAAACCATTCAAGGAATGAATCGAAATCTTTTGCAATGAAATACGTTCCGCCGGATCGTTCAATCATTGCTTGATAATTCTTTTGCGCTTCGGACTGGCGATCCTTTCCGATCTTGACTTCAATCTTTACCGAACGTCCGTAAATCGTTGCCGAAATATCGGCCGAACCCGGTGTTCCAGTTCCTTTCGTCCATTGTCCTTCGGTCATCGTGCCGTCGGTTCTTCGTGACCTTCGAAAGACACCCATTGTGTTGATTCGTTCCGCTTGGAATCCGTCGAAATTAAGAAAGTCACAAATACATTTGGTCAATCCGTTTGCGGTCTTGTCGGTGTACGCGGTTAATGGAATGATGTGACCAGGTGCGGACGGATATTTATACGAAAGATATTTGAATTCAATCGCTTTCAATCTTGTTTTAGATTCTTTGTTCATGATAATTGACCATTTAAGACAATAAAAGTGTCACATCTATATTCGAAGCTTCCATGCTTTTCGCCTTTTAATCTTAATTGACGAATCTTTTTTAATCGTTCCTTTGAAACATAACCTTTGATATACGAAGTTGAATGACTTGAATTTACATCCACAAATAAATAATAGTCGCATTTTTGTTCGGCATTAAATAACGAAAGATTGCATTCATATTCGGGTCTTGGCGGTGCATTATGTTCCATTGTTTTGACTTCAATCTTTGATCCGTCAATTAACAAGTCAAAGTTTATATCGCCTGAATGAATAACATTCTTTCCTTGTCCTTCGTAATAATCAAAGGCGACAATTTCGCCAATCGCGCCAATCAAATTTCCTTCGCCGTCCTTGATTGAATTTTTTAATTTGTTAAACGAATACAAATTTTTTGCTCGTTCGATTTGTCCTGGTGTAATTTCTATTTTAATCATTTTTATTGTTTTACTTGTTTATTAATTTCGTCCCAAATATCGCCTTGATTTGTGACCGAATCTTCATCAATTAATTCAAAGAACCGTCCGCCGTGATCGCGTTCTTTTCTTAAATCTAAATTCTTATATTTCGCATATTCCGAAATCCATTTCAAATATCTTCGCGATTCAAGGTCTTTCCATCCGTTCGTTTCTTGTTGGAACAATTGGATTGACGCGTTGTTGTAATGGCGAACATTAGATTCAATGTGACCGTCGTTTACAAAGTCAAAGAAATCTTTCGATGTCGCCTGGATAAATCGCTTCGAATCGGCGTTGATTGATATTGATTGTTTTAATCCATACTTCAAAAACTTTTGAAGATTCCGGATCATGTAGTTGTCAAACTTCATCCAGTCATCAACCGACCATGAATCAAACAACAAACGACCGTATAATTCAAGCGGTGATTTCTTCGCGTTAAAGTATTGAAAGAATTCTAATTCATGCCGTCGCCGATCGTGACTTGAACCAGCGCCGGCAATGACATAATTCGTCGTGATTATAATTTTCGGACTTCGCTCAAATGGAATGAAGATTTCATCTTTGTTTTTTCGGTTGACTGTGATTCCTTCCGAAATCAAAGAAAACAATTGTTCGAAATCAAAGTTCTTTTTAACGTCATCGAATGCCAAAACTTGAGTGTCTAAATTGACGCGTTGATAAACGAAGTCACCTTTCGAATTGAAAGCTTTGCCGTCAATCTTTACAATTTTACGGATATAAGACAAGGCCGTCAACATCAAAGATTTTCCCGAACCGCCGTTCGCATTGTCGTCAATTTCTTGGTCATTAAAAATGATTGCCTTTTGATCGGTCTTGTCCTTGAACGTGTGCAATAAATATCCAAGCGTTGATTCAAGCGCAGTTATTCGTTCCGGATTTTCGGCCGATACCTTAGAAATCAAATCTTGAAAGTCATTGTTGTATTCATCTACTGGAATAAAGTCACGGTCTAAAATTTGATTTTCCCAAATATATCCTTCGACGTCTATATAAGATTGAAGAACGACGGAATTTTTTGTCACTTTTGCGACGCCATTTCGAAACGGAATCAAAGAAACATCTTTCGTGTCTTGCAGCATCTTCAATCCAATCGAATCAATCATGTTCAAATGATTCTCATTGAACAAATAAGTTGATTTCGAACAATAGTTCCAAACTTTGATTTCACCGCGTGACATCAAGAATTGAAGAACGAAGTCTTTTATTTGATCGGCCGATGACAAGCGAACCTTGTTTTCTTGAACTCTAACAAATGTTGGTTTTTCTGCATTTTCCGGATAATACTTGTTGAATCCATTCTTGACCAAAAATTCAGCATATTTCAACGGTTCGATTGTAATGGTTTCGCCGGTCTTCTTTTGTTCAATTATCCAAAAGATGTCTTCGGACGTTGATAGATCCGTTTTAATGTCGTCAATTACATCTTCGTCAACGTTTAATTGCTTTTTAATGTCGCGCAAATTTACGCCTTGCTTTAATTTTAGTTTAACCTTTTGCACTAAATCAACATTCTCGAAATATTTGATTCCTGGCGAAGCTTTTTTGTACGCGCTTTTAATGGTCAAGATTAATTCGGACAAAGTGAATGATTTTGAAATGAAATTCGCCTTCAAATAATATTCCGCCGTATCTTTTGAAATATTGTATTCGCAAAAACAAGCGGCCACCTTAAAAATATAAGCGTTTCTTGATCCTTCGATAAATGAACAACCGAAATCAAATTTCATTATTCGGTCAATGATTTTGTCTTCGTCGGTTAAGATGCAAGTCGGCGCTTTTTCCGTGAAATCGAATCCTTTTTCTTGTTCAATGTCGGTGAATTCTTGACAAAATTCGTTGATGTAAGCTTCAGGATCAAATGATTCAAAACAAACCCTTGAAACATTACAAGATGTCTTGTCAAAGTAATCGCTTTGAATGTATTTTTCGAACGCTTGGAATCTTCTTTTGTGTTCGTCCTTTGTTGATTTTGGTATCTTAATAACGACCTTCAATCCTTTTCCACCTGGCGAAGTGAATACCAAATAAACAAACGGACAATTTTCCAATCTTTGCCGTTCGGCATCCATTGTGACGGCATCCGGATAATCGTCAAAGTCCAAAACACAAAGTCCGGAATGTTCGACAAGACCGTTGTCATTTCGTTCGTTGAATGTTCCGTTGAACATAATCGCCAAAAGTGAATTTTTCAAGCTTCGATGTTCTTCGGTATTTTCATCCATTGCCCGAAGTCGTTCAATCTTTTTATTAAGATCTGAATAACCGTTCTTTATTCGTTCGTAAACATCAAGAATCGTCAAAGTGTACGGCGTTTCTTTCGAATTAAATAAGCTTTTAAAGACGGAAAGTTTTGGAATGTTCATTTTTAGTCAATTAAAAAAAGCCAAGAACCTTTCCCGGATGCAGTCGGTACTCGGTTAATGGCCTTAAAATTTTTGTTTGCTGCATCTAACTTTGTAAAGGTAATATTTTTTTTATATAAATTGTAATTTTTTGCAAATATGTTCAAAACGTGACGATGTTGTTTGTTTCGCGACGATAAAT